GGATTTCGAGCGGCTCTCATGTTGTCAACAAGGTTTGGGTATGGGCGACCTGCTGCTTTAGCCATTGCTTTAGCAGAAGATTTGGCTTTAGGTGACAGTTTTTTAGAAACCTTTTTAGGGTTAGGTTTGTCCCAAACTTCCTTCTTTTTGGCAGCCATTACTTTTTCTTTGCACCCATTTTTTTCATTGGCATGGCAGCTTTTTTCATTGGCATACCAGTTTTTTTAGCCATCTTTTTGGCAGCCATTTTTCCGGCAGCTGTGTATGGGAACTCTTTTTTTCCGACCATTGGCATATTGTTCTCCTTTATAGGGTGTGCTTGCATATTAGCACGGGAACATTATCTCAATATCTTCCACGTACTTGCGGTGGATTTGGGGGACAAGTTCTTGAATAAGGGCGTTCTGTTGGCGTTGCGCGGTGTGCGGGCCGATGTGCTGTAGATATAGCAGCTTGTCGATGTGAACACTTTTGGTCCATAAAGCTGACCGGACTATCAGGTCGTAGTCGTCAGCGACCCTGAGGGTGGCATCATGCCCACCTAGTTTGCGGTACGTTTCTCTGCGCCAGGCTCGGACATGGTTGGGGACGGACACGATATGGCTGAGGGTGGTGCGGTTTAACGGTGGCGCTATCATTTCCCACACGTTGTAGGTGGTGTTCCAGCGTTCCGTGCCGTAGCCGAACGCCCAGCCTTCAGGGTATTTACCGCTAGTGCCGTCATCAAAAACTTCTGCACAGTTGGAGTACACGAACCCGACACCGTAGTCAATGAACGCTACATCTATCTCAGCAAGGGCATCGGGGGTGAGTTCGTCATCGTGGTCTAACTCAACGAGTATCTCGCCTAAACCTAGTGAGAACGCCATGTGTTTTGCGTAGCCGATGTTTCCGCCTGATGGTACGTGTGGTCTAAACACCCGTATCTTGTACCGTTCGTCGGAGCAGAAGCCGTATACCTGATTGTATGTATCCATGCCAGGGGAGTCGTCGTAGATGACCCATTCCCAATCAGTAAAGGTTTGGGCTTTGAGTGATGCCCATGTGCGGGCTAGGACTTCGGGTGGCGTGTTGTACGTGCAGGTGATGACACTAATCATGCGGGCTGTTCAGATGCCAAATTGTAAGGCACTGCTTCAGGAAGCGCAGCAATTTCGTCTGCGGTTAGTTCCCGTGTAATTGTTTCGCCTGTGGCTGCGTCGTGAAATGTCCCTAGTAGTGGTTCCATGTTTATTTCCTGTATCCGTAGACCGTGACGGTCCCGCCTGTAATGGTGTTGCCAGCGACGATAATACTAAAGCCTGTGTACGAGGTTGCTACACCGTGATAACCCGAAATTGAACCACCAACAGTCCCAGAATAACCACCGAAAATTGTTGAAAACTTTGCAAGAAAGGGATTAAACAAATCTAGGTCTATCGCACACATAGATGGTGATGCCTCGCCAGCGTACTGCCACGATGACCCGTTATTGGTTGAAATACTACTGACAGCCCCAGTTGAATATGTAACATATTGCAAACCTTGATAGTACCCAGTTGTGGATGCTCCTAGTTGCATTGAAACAGCGACAGGGTTTGTACCTACACCACCTGCCCAAGTAATTTTATAGTTGTCATAAAGCGAACTGAAGCAGTTACTAACAGCATGTGTTGTCACGCCTGCCCCGACAGTAGAACTTGCAACAAACACAAGCCCGCTGTTGCCGACAGCAGTACCACCCGACACCTGTTGCCAAGCAGCCCCACCCCAAACATACGACAAATCCGTATCGGTCTCATAGATGACCTGCCCCTCATAAGGGGCTGTGGGGCGTGTGCTAGAAGTGCAAACACCTGGTCGAAAACCTGTAGACAAAGAGTTAATAGCCATTACGACTTCCTATATCCATAGACATTAACGGTTATTCCTGTGAAAGTACTGCCAATGCTCAACGTAAAACCTGTTGCTTGTGTCGTGCTTGCGCATATTCCATTGGACAAAACTAATGAACCTGCTGTGTTTATGTTTGGCGTGAAACAACCATAAGCCTTGTGTTTAGCAAGGTTTGCGTTTTGTATATCCATATTCAAACTGCAACCGTTCACATTTGAGTGTCCTATTTCTTGCCAGTTTGAAGCGTTGTTGAAACCAACTGCGCTAGGTGCTGACGGTCCACCACCTGCATAAGCAAAATAAATAACTCCACCATAATAACCAGTTGTAATGCCTGTGAATTGAAAAGCAATAGCCGAGGCTGCTGCCGTTCCGCCACCTGTTGCAATTATTTTGTATGCATCGTAAGTGCTTGAAAAACAATTACTAACAGTTATAGACGAGCCAGAAGTAGCGGTTGTTGAACTAATAAACTCTAAACCTGTCGGGTTTTGTGCAGGCGTATTAGGTATCACCCATGCTGTACCATTCCAAATCAACATTTGGTTCGTATCAACCTGATAGATAGCCTGACCCGTGAACGGGCTAGTAGGACGTGCAGCCGTGTTCGCTACAACCCCAGGCTGAATCAACCTTGACGGCGGAATAGTGTTACTGATACCCATTAAGCAGCCTTAATAATGTAGTTAAGAACAATGGTTGGTTGCGTGTTTTGGTGTGCCCCACCACCACCTGTATTTTGGTTTGTTGCAGTTGTTGCAATGTTGGTAGCAGTGCCATCTCCAGCCCTCCAAGCGCCAGAGTTACTGTCAGCGGCGACACGGTTAAAAATAGAACGAACAAAATCGGGCGTTCCGCCCTCACTAGAACCAGCCAACAAACCAGGATAAGCATAAATTAAGTGACCGTGAGCGTTCTGCGTATGGTTATGCGAATCCTGTGTATGAGTGTGGCTAGGCATCTCGGCAGTAATCAAAGTATGTGTTTGCGTACCACCCGTAGCACCAAGAGTCGTACCAGTAATACCCGACCCACCCGAAGTCAAACGACTAGCAGCCGTGCCACCCATATCATCTTCACCAGCAACAACACGTCCACGCAAGTCAGGCAAAGTAAACGTAGTAGAACCATCACCCGAACCATACGTCGTGCCAATAGTAGTAAACAAACCAGCATACGTAGTTCTAGAAACAGCCTGCCCGAAACACAACAACCAGCCAGCAGGAGAAGTAGAACCAGCGAAAGGTACAACTACCCCGACAGGCACAAACCCGACAGCACCAATACCGCTAGAAATACCCATCAGACTTCTTTAACCCAACCCGTAACAATAATGTTCACAGCACTCCCCAAATCAGCGTAACCCCACAAACGTTCCGTAGCCACCAACACCAACGCCGTATCCAACACAACCGTATCAAACGCAGCGATAGGCAACGCAGAAAGAAACCTCGACGTAGCACCACCGGTAGCTGCACCACCAATACCCAAATACACCAAACGGTCAGTACCCGAAGTGTTCGTCAAAATAACCTGTTTAATAATATGTTCACGGCTAGTCGCAACCGCAGCAGCACCCAAACCTGCATCAGTAGCAGTCAACTGTGACGGACCTATCAGCCGTGTTTCTTTTCTATCGCCTGTAGCCACTTAAACTCCTACGTCCATCGTAATTATTGCTGTGAACTTGTTGTCGTTCATCGGGTCTGTACTAGCAGTCGTGTTCACCCACTGGCTAGATGTCCCATCATAGACCAACGCCTGTCCCGTCACGGGAGAAGTAATAGTCACATCGGTAGCACCATCCAACGTTGTAAACCCTTGAGGACCTTGCGCACCTTGCGGTCCCTGTGGACCTTGAGAACCAGTAGCGCCTTGAGAACCCTGAGAACCAACATCACCTTGCGCACCTTGAGGACCTTGCGCACCCTGAACACCTTGAGGACCCTGAATACCAGGTGAACCCGTAGCACCCTGCGCACCCTGAAACCCTTGGAAACCCTGCGCACCTTGAGGACCAACATCACCTTGCGCACCTTGCGCCCCTGTAGCGCCCTGAAAACCCTGCGGGCCTGTAGCGCCTTGTGAACCGACATCACCCTGGAAACCTTGTGGGCCTTGTGAGCCTTGCGCACCCACATCCCCTTGGAAACCTTGTGGGCCTTGCGAACCAGTAGCACCCTGCGCTCCTGTAGAACCCTGCGCACCAGTCGCCCCCTGAGAACCAGTAGCACCTTGAAAGCCCTGCGGTCCCTGCGAACCCTGAACGCCCTGCGTACCTTGTGGGCCTTGAGAACCAGTAGCGCCCTGAGCGCCCTGACTACCTTGAAAACCTTGCGGTCCAGTAGGTCCCGTGTTGCTCGAAGAAACAACAGTAACCCGCGCACCAACCTCAATCGGCACATTAGGGTCAGCCAACGCAACAACATACGTATTCGTACTACGGTAAACAACAACAGGTTCGTTGCTTAAAACAACCGTTACAAGAGTAGTAGCCATCTGCTACCTAGTGACATCGGCAAGAACCGTGACA